GACTGTGCGCCGAACTAATGGTGACGAGGCAATTTTGTGCCATAACGGATCTACGATCAGCATGGGTGTCGCTCGAGCTGACGAGCATGGTGGTTCGCCTGATTTGCTTTGTGTTGACGAACTTTGGGACATTAACTCTGACGTCCTTTTTGATGCGTTTCGTCCTTCGCAAATTGCGCGCCCTAATCCGTTGCTGGCGTGTTTTAGTACGGCGGGTGATCAGTCCAGTGAAGCAATGCAAATGTTGCGGGAACAGGCGTTGCACGCGATTGACAAAGGGATTACTAACGGCGTGTATTGGTGTGAGTGGTCGCCTCCGCCCGGGGTGAATATGGAGGATCGCCAGTGGTGGCCTTGGAGTAATCCTGCGTTGGGGACAACTATTACTTGGCGCGCTTTAGAGAAGGCTTTTGCTGGACCTGACCGTGGCGCGTGGCTTCGCGCACACGGAAACCTTTGGATTGCGTCAACGGATTCGTGGTTGCCGTTTGGGATGTGGGCGGAACGTCTGTCTAATGTGCCGATGCCCGCAGGCGGTATTTTGGCAATTGACAACTCGTTGGATAACGACACTCTCTACTGCGGTGTTCGAGCGGTCCAGCATGAGGGCGGTGTCATTGTGACAACCGAGTTTGTGGTGGATTCGCAGTCGCAAATGTGGGCTGAAGTGAATCGGGTGATGCAGGACCGAGATATTCAATTGCGCATTAACCCGACCCTGCATCCCCACACTCCCCCCGACCTTTTGCGTCGTACTCAAGCAGTTGGCTACCGCGAACTTAAATCAGCGACACCGATTTGTCGCGGAATGATTATTGAGGACAAATTGCATCACACTGGCGAAGTTGCTTTAGCAGAACACGTCACGAGGGCGGTCATGGTCAAAGTGGACGACGGCGCACCGCTCAGTTCCCAAAAGTCACCCGGCGCAATTACTTTGGCGCGTTGCATGGTTTTTGCAGCTGCTGAAGCGGGACGACCAGTCAGGTCGTCGCGTGCCGCTTTTGCTTTTGGCTGAGGGTACTTAACACAGAACAAAAAGTGTGAGAGACTCGCAAGTGATGGCTCTTTTCGGTAGCAAGAAAGTTAATGCGACCCCCGCGTTTGCGTCTGCTCCCGTACAGGCTGCAGCAGGTTCTGCCGCACAGGTGGGCCAGTTCTACAGTTACTCCGTCGGGGCGTCACAAGAACTGGCCCTCTCTGTCCCCACTGTTGCGCGTTCCATTCAAATGATCGCGTCCATGGTTGGTTGCTTAGAACTGAAGCACTACACGACACAATGGACTGGATCCGAGTACGAAGAGTTGTACCTCGAAAACGAGCAGTGGATGGATCAACCCGATCCGCGCGTGACTCGAAATTTCATTTTCTCTCAGTTGGCGACCGACCTCATTTTGTGGGGTTCGGGCTACTGGTTTGTTACTTCACGGTCGCAGGCAACGGGCCGTCCGCTTTCGTTCCAATGGCTCCCCGCCGCAATGGTTACTTTGGGTGACCAGCAGACCGCCCAGCGTTTTGGACCGTCCAACGAAATTTTTTTCAACGGCATCCAATTAAACGCTGATGATGTGGTGCAATTTTTGGCACCGACACAAGGTCTGCTTTACACGGGCAACCGCGCAATTTCTACGGCCCTAAAACTTCAGCAGTCTGCCGATCGTTTCGCTGTCAATGAGATTGCTGCCGGGTGGCTTCAGCAAACAGACGCATCGGAACCAATGTCTGCTGAGGACCTTTCGGAACTTGCTGGTGCATGGCGTAACGCTCGTCAGGTTGGTGCAATTGGCGCACTTAACAGCGTGGTCACATTTAAGGAATTTTCCAGCAACCCAAATTCCTTGCAATTAATTGAAGGCCGCCAGTTTCAAGCATTAGAACTGTCTCGGGCCACTGGTGTTCCTGCCTACTTGCTCGGCATTGGCGTTCAGGGTTATACATACCAGAACGCGCAACAAGCCCGACAAGACCTTTACCTGTTCGGCGCAAAACAGTATTTGGACTGCATTGAACAAACTTTGTCAATGAATTCAATACTGCCAAGAAACCGTTACGTTGAATTTGATATTGAGGACTACCTCGCCGAAAACTCGTTAGCAGAAGTTCCTGTTGAGGATTCTGCTTCAATGCGCACACCTCAGGAGATGCCTTCATGATTCGACTCACCGCCGACCTTCCTACGCTTGATTTTGCAAAATCGGAAAGCGACGCACCAGCGAGCATTTCGGGCATTGCAGTTCCGTGGGCTCCAGTTACTGCAACCGTTTTAGGCGGTCAGCGTGTGGCGTTTGCTCGCGGTGCTTTTGATGTCAATCAGAAAGCCGCCAAACTTATTGAAGGGCATGACCTTTCTCAGTTACGCGGAACCGTCAACGCTCTTGCCGACATGGAGGAAGGTCTCGGTTTTACTGCGACTTTCGCCCGTACTCGCGCATCAGCAGACGCCGTTGAACTTGTCAAGGCTGGAGCATACGACTCGGTTTCCGTTGGAGCCGAAGTCATTGAATCGCACTACGACAAAACGCTTAAAGCAACAGTCGTGACTAAGGCTTCTTTAATCGAATTGTCTTTGGTCGCAGTCCCGGCATTTTCGGGTGCAGAAATTCGTGACATCGCCGCGCAAGCAGACGATGAAACCGAACCCGACGAAACAGAATCCCCAACAGAAACAAACCCACCAACACCATCCGAGGAGGATGAAATGTCAGAACCCACAAGTGTTGAAGCCGCTGTTGCGACTCAACCCATCTATGCAACCGCCAAGCGCGAATTCAAAATGCCGACTGCTGCTGAGTACATCAGTAAGTTTGTTCAGGGCGGATCTGAATTTGCAGAGTTCAATTCACGCCTTCAGGCCGCAGCTCCTGACGTGACTGCCGATCCGTCGTTGCTCGGTGTTTTGCCGACTCCGATTGTTCAGCCTCTCTACGATTCGCTGGACCCGATCCGTCCAGTCGTTTCGGCAATTGGCGCACGCTCGATGCCGTCAATGGGAGCCACTTTCCGTCGACCTGTGCTCACGGTGAGGCCAGTAGCGACAGTGCAAGGATCTGAGCTTGCTACCTTGGACCCTTCAACTGTCACCGTTGTCAACAACAATGTTGACAAAGTGACCGTCGGAACGTACTGCCTACTTTCCGAACAATCAATCGATTGGGCCGATCCCTCAAGCGTTGACATCGTGTTGCGCCAGTTGGCAATCGCATACGGTCAAGCAACCGACCTTCTCGCTTGCACCGAAATTACCAGCGGAACCGCACAGACCGAGTCTTGGGATTCGACTGACTCACAGGCAACTATCACAGGCATCTACGCCGCAGCGGCAACAATCAGCAGTGCAGGAAACTACTTGCCAACTCACGCTTTCGTTAGCCCTGACGTGTGGGCCCAACTTGGCAGCCTTTGTGATTCAACTGGCCGTCCGTTGTTCCCAACCTTGGCACCGATGAACGCCGCAGGCACTTCAAACGCAACCACATGGAATGGCAACCCGCTCGGCTTGTCATTGATCGTTGACAAGAACTTCACCACACCCGGTACGTTCATCATCGGTCACGCCGCAGGCGCAGCTGCTGGATTCGAGTTCTACGAACAGAACAAGGGCGCAGTTAGCGTTGAAGTTCCGTCGCAACTCGGACGCACCGTTGCATACCGTGGCTACGCCGCGACCTTCATGGCGAACGCCGATATGTTCGTCCAAATGGTTGACGCAGCCTGATTAAGTAAACGACTCGAAAGGAACTGGAACATGGCAACATTCACCGTCACACACGCGCAACGCGTAGATGGTATTGCCGTGTTCCAGACCTTAGAGAACACTGACATTACGATTGGTCAAACGATCGTTGTCGCAAATGTTGGAAACGGTTTTAACGGCACATTTATTGTGCAGGCCGTACCGACTTACTATTTCATCGGCGTCGGTATTCAAGGCGACTATGAATACGATTATGACGCAACGATTCTAAATCAGTTGTTAGTGATCAACGCAGGCGACAATGTCAACCGTGACACTGCTACCGGGACGATCACTTGGACGCAGTCATGCACTTGGCTATCCACGATTGCGCCCGTTGAGGAATTTCTTGGTATTGACGGCGCAACTGCTAACGACACCGC